AGCGTAGACCTTAGATGTTCCGTTTTGTAGTGTTTCAAACTTAACATTAAGTTTTAAACCACCTTCTTTTCTATGAGTACCCCATGAGTGGTTGCGCAGTGAAGATTGGAGTAGCTTCAAGAAACCTAAGATGCGACTGTTGCTAGGTCATAATCGGTACGCGACTCAGGGGATGGTCAACCTTAAGAATGCCCACCCATTTGTACACAATAAGATTGTTGGTGTGCATAACGGCACACTTAACGACCGAAAACAGTTGCTAGATAGCAGGAAATTTGAGGTAGATAGTGATAATATCTATCACCACATTAGTAAGAAAGGTTTGAAAGATTTTGTAGATAATAGTTCAAACGGTAGTTATTGCCTAGCTTGGGTTGATGGTCACACGAAGACCTTCAACATGCTAAGAAACTACCAAAGACCAATGTATATGGCTAGAGGTCTTGGTAAGTCTTGTACATTCTTTGCCTCTGAAGAATGGATGCTTGAGGTTGCCTTCGCTAAGAATTCGTACATTGGCGATGCACCTGCTGAGTTAGAAACTAATAAGTTATACCAAATCAAACTCGATGGAGTTGGTTTGGTCAATGGTGATTCACATGGGCAAGAGTTTAAGTACACTTACAATTACACAAAACCACGAGCTGTAACCTTTAACACAACAACTATTGTAGGGAAGCTTAGGAGTTTTTTCTACGCTGGCGAGGTGAAGAGTCAGCGTGGTGATTTTCTCTTCACCAATGGTAGTTGTAATGGTGCAACTGTTCGTGTAGTTTTTAAGGGCGAACACTCATTAAAGCGTAAGCTATTGAGTAGCAGCGCTACAACCGAATTTACTGGGTCTGTACTCTACATTATGAGGGTGAATGGTGTTAGTGTACCAGTTATTGATGGAGAAAGTATTGAAGCTAAACCGAAAGTTAGTGTGACTAAAATGGTCAGTGGTTTACTAATGACAGAGCTGGAGTTCAACAGAGCTACCAGTGGTGGTTGTGCTTGGTGTACAGGCTATTGTGACTTTAACAAGCACAGCCACTTAGTTTTGTTTGACCAAGACAGGAAAGACTTCTTGTGTCATACCTGTAATACAAAAGAAAACCGTAAATTTTTTATTGCTAATGAGGAATGGGTATGAAAACTAGATTGAAACTTGGTTGTGACCCTGAAGTTTTCCTTCGTAAGAATGGTCGTAAGACTTTCACCAGCGCTGTGGGGTTTAGTACAGGGACTAAGGAATCACCTCAAAAACTTAAAAAAGGCGGTTTACAAGTAGATGGAATGGCTTTGGAATTTAATATAAAGCCAGCGACGACTAAAGACGCTTGGGTTGGTAATATAAAATCTGTAATGGATGAGATGAAAGAGTGGACAGGTTCTTACGATGTGGTAGCAACACCAACTGCACACTTCACCAAGAAGCATCTGGAGGCACAACCAGAGTGTGCAACTGAGCTTGGGTGTAACCCAGACTTTAATGCCTGGCGTGATTCAAGGGCGAACCCAACCCCTAATGCAACTAATGTGAACTTCCGTACTGGTGCAGGTCATATACACTTTGGTTGGTGTGAGGGTGTAGACCCACACCACCCAGCACACTTAGCCACTTGCGAACTCTTAGTTAAGAGTTTAGATGTAACACTAGGCTTTCTATGTACTAAGTTTGACAAAGATGTTTTGCGCTCAAGTTTATATGGGAAGCCAGGAGCCTACCGACCAAAGCCATACGGTTGTGAGTATAGAGTGCCAAGTAATGCTTGGCTTCGTGACGAGGCAACTATAGCTTGGGTTTATGATGTATGCAAAAGAGTGTTTCAGTTACTTTGTAGAGGTTATATAATCAGTGACCTCTTCAATGAATCCGAGGTTTACTATGTGTTTTCAAACAGAAACATATATAGTTATAGTCACAGAAAGATGGAATCTCTTGTAAGAAGACTTAATATACCACAACCACCACTGTAGAGGTTTTTATGTACGATTGTGTGGATTATGCACACAGGGATTTGTGCAACTCATTCATGTGGGTTAACAACTCTGTGTTGTATATATTTCAAGTTTGGGGGGAATTCATGGCGACTGGTGTTAACAAGGATGGGGAGTTTGTTGATTTTAATGTTAACAATGTTTTACTAAGGACACCCACTGTTGGTTATGCCATAAATCGTTATGGGTGTTATGAGTATTTAGTAAGGTTGAATAGAGTGCGTGGATGTTATAAGCGTGGTGTTTGCGCACACAACACTCCTGGGCTACACGAATCAAACCGAGCATTGGTGTGTGAATCCTTAGAAAATACACCTATAACTAAGGACTACTTGGTTGAAGCACTACAAACTAGGGATTGTGTGGTTGGTGGTGTGTTCTTAGTTAAGATGGACGGCACAGTACACTACAAAGGGTGCGCTGTTGGTGTGTTTATAGAAGGTTCTTTCAAAATGAAGCGTGGTAAGAAATACCTGAAAGATTTAATTGAGGGTTTGTTGCTATGAGTGGTTTAGTTTGTAGAAAGACAACTTGTAAAAAACAAACATTTGGTGTTGAGGTGGAGGTGGAGGGTCGTAACATAGACAGTGTATATTGCTCTTTCTGGGATAAGGTTGTTGACCACTCACTAAGGGGTGAAAGTTGTGAGTTTGTACTCAAAGAAGCTAGTAGTATGTCTTACGCTAGTCGGGCTATACAGGCATTGAAAGAGCATTTAGTTAATGGCACTGTCTCACCATCCATAAGAACATCAGTCCACATTCATTTGAATGTCCAGCACATGACTTACTTGCAGATTATGAACATCATTACAGTGTACTTTGCACTTGAAAATGTGTTTATGAGCTGGTGTGGTGTAAAGAGGGAGGGTAATCCGTTTTGCCTACGCAACCAAGATTCCGAGGAGCAGTTACTAACACTTATCAGTGGTGCTAAGTCTAGTAACTTTAATAGATTGGAAAATGGCTTTAATCGTTATGCAAGTTTGAATTTGCAAGCCATCTTCTCTAAAGGTTCCTTAGAGTTTAGGGGTATGCCATTACCTACAGATTTAGATGACATACTAATTGGTATGGATGTCGTTCGTCGTATCAAAAAGTTTGCTAGGAAGTTTAAGAACCCAAAGGAGGTTGCTAAACAGTTAGCTAAAGGTCATGTACAATTTGCTAAGGATGCGTTTGGTGTGCATTACGACACATTTGATAACGGTCAGGTTGAACAGAATATGGCTACATGTAGTGTGTTTGTTAACGACTTAGCTTATTGTAGGGTGTGGTAGCCCAATGTGATGCTAGAGCCGGTAATTTTTGCTAGAAAAATTTTCAACCAATTAGAGGTTTTGTTATATGAATAGTTGTTTTTTCTATGGCACACTTAAACGAGGTCATTACAATAACGATAGGTTTGCAGATAAATTAAAGTTTGTTTGCACTGGCACTGTTATTGACCACTCACTTGTTAGTGAGAATAAATACTACCCACACGCTATCGAACAGGATGGTGGGTCAATCAATGGTGAGGTGTTTCAATTAGATGATGAAGCACTAGCGAGAATTAGCTTGATGGAGCTTGGGGCTGGTTATAAGATTAAGAAGGTTCCTGTACGGACTGAGCATGGCTTTTTGGAGTGCTTAATGTACTACTCAGACGACCAAGAGTTGAAAAACTTACCAACATATAGTACGTTTTGAGGTGACTATGCTTAAAGTTAAAAAATTAGTTGACAAAGCTGTTGTTCCAGAGTATGCTACTCCAGGTGCAGCAGGTATGGACTTAGTTGCTACCAGCGTTGATTATAAAGTTAGTGGTACTTACGATGTGATACAGTATGTAGAGTATGGAACAGGACTAGCTTTTGAAATACCAGAAGGTTATGTTGGGTTACTGTTTCCACGGTCAAGTGTAAGCAACACTGATTTAATGCTAGCTAATAGTGTTGGCGTTATAGACTCTGACTATCGTGGTGAGGTAAAGCTTCGCTTTCGTGAGGTTGGTGTTTTAGGTTCAATTTATAAGGTTGGTGACCGTGTAGGTCAAATTGTGTTTGTACCATCCATAAACTTACCTGTAACTGTTGTGGGTACACTGAGTGACAGTGATCGTGGTGAAGGTGGGTTTGGTAGCACAGGGGCTTGACGATGCAAACATACTTAGATTTGCTACAAGATGTAATGGATAATGGTGAGTATTTACAGAACAGGACTGGTGTTGCCACTAAGTCAGTGTTTGGCAGGCAACTTAGGTTTGACTTGTCGGAAGGCTTTCCTGCTGTAACGACTAAGAAGCTTGCTTTTCATGCTGTTAAAAGTGAGTTGCTGTGGATGCTGAGTGGTTCTTCTTGTGTAGATGATTTACGAGCTATACAATATGGCGAAGATAATCGCTATAACCCTGACAAACGAACTGTGTGGGACGATAACTACGAAGTGCAAGGTAGGGCATTAGGTTATACTGACGGGCAGCTAGGGCCTGTATACGGCGCACAATGGCGTGGTAGAGCAAACCACTTCACTGACCAGATTAGTGCAGCTATTGAACAAATCAAGTCTGGGTCAAACTCTCGTAGAATTATAGTGAGTAGTTGGGATGTTGCTAGTATTGACAGAATGGCACTGCCACCATGCCACTTAATGTTCCAATTTAAAGTGGTAAGGAATAAGCTATGTTGCCTAGTATATTTACGCTCCAATGATTTGTTCTTAGGTGCTCCTTTTAACATTGCGTCATACGCACTACTCACTCACATGGTTGCTCAAGTGTGTGAGTTAGAGGTTGGTGAGCTTATTTACACAATAGGGGATGCCCACATTTATGAAAACCATTTTGAAGTGGTTGAGAGGCAACTTAGTCGCACTCCATTAAACAAGCCTAAGTTAATGTTAAATGGTGTGGTTGATTGTATTGATGATTTCGTGGTGGAAGATATTAATTTAGTCCACTATGATTCTTATGGTGTGTTAAGTGCTAGTATGGTGGTGTAGCTGAGTGGCGAGAGATGAGCGTGTTAGTAGTCATGTTGATGATATTGGCAGGTCTTGTTCCTTATGACGAATACAGGCTTGCAACAGAAGATGAAATTGAACAGTGGCTGACACGCTGACTACTAACATGAGGCAGTGGATTATATTATGGAAACGCAAATCTTCGAAAACTTCAAAGAATTCAAGAAAAGAGAAGACAAATCCATTAATGGGGTATCGCCAGAGTTCGCTGAACGATTCCCTAACTATAAAGTGGATAACGAAACGAACTCAGGTTGTTGGGAGTGCAATCACTGCGATCATTGTGTGAACTGCGATTTTTGTAATGACTGCAAGAGATGCAATTACTGCCGACACTGCAAGAACTGCAAGAACTGTAGATTGTGCGAGAGCTGCAATTACTGCGAGAACTGTGTGGACTGCGATTACTGCAAGAACTGCATAGACTGCGAAAGCTGCGATCACTGCGAGTTATGCACATCATATAAATTTATTTGGAAAAGATGTAACGCACTGGGCCGCAATAACAGACCCGATAGTTAGTAAAGTTAAGCCGCGCCCCAGTGTCCGCTCGAATGAGTTGTTAGTTTTCAGGAGTTAATTTATGATAATACTGAGATTACCAAAACCAACCTACCCATTAATTGACAAGTTAAAGGCGCGTATAGAAGCAGCCTACAGTTTGGCAGACAAAGTTCCGGACCACTATGATGGTGACGATCTGCGAGTTCTGTTAAGAAGTATAGCCCATGAGCTGTTGGGAGAGGCGGACGCACTTGAGGATATTCGCTCTGCAAACGCTCAACTTCGAGATTGTGCCGAGGGATATATGGCGAGATGCGACGAGCTTGAGGCGCAGCTTGAAACTGCCGTAGCCGATGCAGGCAGAGCACGAAATTTCTGGTGGCAGTGAATATAACGCAGAGCTATGGGGCGAGCCGTTAGGCGAGTCCAGTGAGTGAAACGAACGGCTTTCAGCGAGTAGTTAGAGGGCATTTTATGGTAGCGGCACGATGGATAGGTAATACAGAAGATGAAACTGGCGAGGCGATTTTCATGATTGAGGGTGTTGAATACAGGCTCGCCCTAGACAGCTTTGCTAAGTTCCGGACGATAGAAACGATGCTGGAAGTAACTTTTAAGCAGGGCAAACAGTTTGCGGCGCAGGCTATACGCAGCCACCTTGACCGCGCGATGAGACAGGAGGAGCTGCAACATGCCCTCTAACCTTGTGGTAAGCGGCGGGACGTCCGACTTGAGCGACAAGTTAGGTGCCAAGCTGAATGTGACGGCTGAGATAAAGGAAATATTTGATGAGGCTCTTGCATACCAGAATTGCAGAGACGCATGTATTAAAGGTGTTTTCTCAAACCGGAGAGCCGTATACCACGCGAAGCGATACATACAAACATCACGAAAATTAAATTACACACAAAACAATAACAGAGGCTGATATGGGCGACATGGGCGAATTGTTCAATGACATGAAGGAAAACACGAAAGCGCACCGAGCTGAAATGCTCAGGAAGGCGAACACCGAAGGCTGGAAGCGCCACACCGAGTGGCATTACTCGCGAACGTTCAACGGCAAGCGCATGGACTGGTGGCCGAGTGGCGGAAAGGCTCAATACGATGGCCGGATGATCTACGGACACCACAAGGTAAACGCCAAGATCGCCGCGCTGCTCAATGCAACCTAACGCAAAAATCACGGGCGGCGGTAGCCGTCCGAGTTGCGCGACTTGTTATACGGCTACAAACTACGGAGCTACTTATGTACGACCATTTTAAAAAGCGGCCATACCCTGACAATGACGGGAATACGCACGATATTGAGTTTTTGCCATGCCCGTTTTGTGGTGACGACCCGCACGTAATGCCGAAGGGTAACAGCCATACGAAAAAAAAACGATCAGTTACGGTTAAGTGCAATACATGCCGCATTGAACGAAGTGAGTCGGCTTGAACGACTTGTTATGCACCATTTGCGTGACGCCACGAAAATGGTTTAGGTAAAAAAGATTAACCTTAGAGGTAAACCAAAAATGGATATACGTGACGAGATTGCAGTGGCGGTACTGCCAGCAATATACAAAGAGTATTTTGATGAGTTCCGCAATAGCGGCGGAAAGATTGACGAAAAATGGCGCGAAGGATTGGCGCTAGATGCCTACATGCTGGCTGATGCGATGATTGCAATGCGCGGAGCCAAGATTGGTGCATAACCATTGAGTTAAAGGGCGCAAGCCGAAGGCGCAGCGTCCAGCCCGTAAGGGCGACTTTGAACGAATTGTTATACACCGAGGATATGTTATGAAAAGTTGTAGCACATGCGTATTTTTTGACGCACCAAAAGCTGGTGATGCTTGTGGAACTTGCCAGTACCCTGTACCTGAATATCTGCGAATTGGTGGATGCCCGTACATAAGCATGCCTGATTACAGCGGGGGAAACTGTGCAGTACACAAGAGCAGAGCTGAGTTAATTGAGGCTGCGAAAGAAGGTGTATAACATGATTTATACGTTAAATGTTTTGACTGGGGTTTAAATATGGGTAAGTGTGTATTAAAGATTAATCACGATGATTGTGGGTCTAGCGATGGCTTACAAGTGTTTGCACAAGATGACGGCTCGCTAGATGGCTTCTGTTACGCTTGTAGTACGTTTGTATCCAACCCACTTGGTGATGGTAAAAGGTTGTCTGATATACCACCTGAGCAACGTCTGTGTAAGTCTGACGAAGAGGTTCGAGAGGAGTTAGATGACATAGCTTCCTGTACAACTGTTGACTTACCTACGCGAAGGTTAAGAGCTAATGTACTTGAACAGTTTGGTGTTAAGGTTGGTGTATCTAGCAGGGATGGTAAGACTCCAACTGTAGTGTTCTTCCCTTACTATAAGGACGGAGTGCTTACAGGTTATAAAGCTCGTTCACTAGAGGCTAAAAGGTTTTGGGCTGTTGGTAGTATTAAAGATGCTGACTTGTTTGGTTGGGAACAAGCTAAACAGTCAGGAGCTTCGCGCCTAATCATTACTGAGGGCGAGTTTGATGCTTGTGCCTTAACCAAAGTGTTTGAGTTGTACGAAGAGGAGAAGTATAAACATACAATACCTGCTGTAGTAAGCTTACCATCAGGTGTGAGTAGTGTTGAGAAGGTGTTAGGTAAGCACTTGCAAGATATTAACAGATTGTTTAGAGATGTTAGCTTCGCTTTTGACGATGATGAGCCAGGCCGTGAGGCTCTTGTAAAGGCTTGTGCCTTGCTACCACTAGCCACAACTATTAATCTGCCACTTAAAGATGCTAACGAGTGTTTGATTAAAGGTAAAGGTAAAGAGGCTTATCAAGCAGCTAAGTGGAAAGCTGTTGTACCTAAGAACTCCCGCCTAATATCACTAGACTCTGTTTGGGAGTCAGCTAAAGAGCCAGCTAAATTTGGTGTTAGTTGGCCTTGGAAGCACATTACAGAGGTTACGAGAGGCATTAGGACTGGTGAGACAATTTACATAGGTGCTGCTCAGAAGATGGGTAAGTCTGAGGTTGTTAACTCGCTAGCTGACCACTTGGTTCGTGAACATAACTGGAAGATTCTGTTAGCTAAACCAGAGGAGTCTAACGCTAAGACAGCTAAACTACTTGCAGGCAAGGCTGTACAAGCTAGGTTCCATGACCCTCGTGTGGAGTTTGACCTAGAGAAGTTTGAAAAAGCTGGTGAGATGTTGCTTGGTGATAAGATTTATATGCTTAACTTATATCAGCATTTAGGTTGGTCATCACTTAAGACAGATATTATAGTAGCTTCTCAGTTAGGTGTTAAGGCTGTGTTCATTGACCCAATCACTAACCTAACGAATGGTATGAACTCTGCTGAAGCTAACACTAAGTTGCAAGAGATTGCACAAGACTTAGCAGCTATGGCTAAAGATTTAGATATTGTAATCTTCATCTTCTGCCACCTCCGTAACCCAGAGAGTGGACTAGATCATACAAGAGGTGGTAAGGTTTTAACCTCTCAGTTTGCTGGTAGTAGGGCTATGGGGAGGTCTTGTAATTATATGTTTGGTATTGAAGGTAACAAAGATCCAGAGCTTCCAGAAGACCAACGTAACATTCGACACTTAGTTCTACTAGATGATCGTGAGTATGGTGAGTCTGGTAGTTTTAGTTTATATTGGGATAAGGATACAACAATGTTTAATGAGGTTGTGGTATGACACGAGATGAGTTGATTAGTGAGCATTACCAAATGCACTATGGTAGTTTGATTAAGTTCTTCTCTTACAGGCATTACGGTAATGAGCAGGATGCTGAGGATATTGTACACGAAGCTTACGCTCGCGCCTTAAAGTATTTTGATTCTTACGATGCAGAAAGAACGAAGTTCACCACTTGGTTTGGTAAGATTATTGTCAACTGTGAACGTGACTTATTGAGAGCTAGGTTGCGTAATGGTTCAACTGAAGAGTTCGACGAAGAGTTGTATGACCCAGTGTTTGAAGACCACGCATTGCGACAGGATTTTATGAATCTTCGTGGTCATATTGACAGATGCAAACAAGAGGTCAGAGAAGTCTTAACTCTATACTACATTTATCAATATAGCCTAAGCGATATTGCCTCTTTACTTCCAATGTTTAAGTATAAGCAGATTGATAATATGGTTAAGGACTTTCGTAATAGAGTGATTAAGAAACTTAGTTGAGGTTGGTATGCGTAAACCATATAAAAACGGGTCAAGCTATATTGTACTTATTGTTGACTGTGGTATATTAGGGAGTCAGGAATTAACAGTTCACTATGACTGGGAGACAGGCTCTCCTGGCGGTTTTGATGAACCACCTACACACCCAGACCTAAGTGTTACGTCAGTAACTATCTACGGCTCCGAGGTTAACTTGTGCGACAGTGCTTTAGACGAGATTACAGATTATGTTAAAGAGGAGGTTAACTTTTGAAGGTGTTAATTGGTTGTGAGTGTGTTTATGAGTTTTAATTGTAGCTCTTATAATGTGGAGTCAAACCCTAAACCTTGTCCACACCACTTAGTAGTTGACTTGTGTGGGCAGTGTATTAGGGAGCAGCGTGAATGCAGTGGAGGGGTCAACAGTGCGCATGTGTGTAAGGAGCTGAAGAGTGGTATTGGACGGTAAGCATTATCCGTATGTTCGACATCGCTTGATACAGTAACCAGCACTCAGTTTTTGGTTAGAGGTTATTATGAAGATTAGTGTGTTTGACTTAGAGTGTGACGGGTTTAACCCAACTAAAATACATGTGCTAAGTCACTATACTGATGGTGTTATGGAAAGCACAGATGACTATAATAAAATGCGTTCTTGGATGAATGAGACGCAGGTAATGGTCGCACATAATTGTGTAAGGTTTGATCTACCTGTCCTGAGACGCTTATTGGGTGTTGATACAAAATGCAAAGTTGTTGACACACTTGCCTTGTCGTGGTACTTATTCCCTCAACGAGTAAAGCATGGTCTTGAAAGTTGGGGCGAAGATTTTGGTATTAAGAAACCTATTGTAGAGGATTGGGCTACACTATCTTACGAAGAGTATAAGCATCGTTGTGAAGAAGATGTTAAGATTAACGTAAGGTTGTGGAAGAGGTGTTGGGAATATCTACTGAAGTTATACGGCTCTGACGTAGAGGTTTGGAAGTTTATAGATTATGTAATGTTTAAGATGGAGTGTGCAGCTAAACAAGAGTTAGTTAAGTGGAAGCTTGATGTAGATAGGGCTACAAGACTGCTTGAAACACTAGAGCTTGTTAAGGAGGAGCGTACAATTGGTTTAGCAAATGTAATGCCTAAGCTACCTGTTTACAAGGTTGTAAACAAACCTAAGAAGTTGTATAAAGTTAATGGTCAGTTAACTAGCTTAGGTGCTAGCTGGTTTAAATTGCTAGCAGAGTTAGGGTTTCCTGAGTCACACGAAGAGGTTGTACGAATAGTTAGTGGTTATGAAGAACCAAACCCAGGCTCCGTTAAGCAGGTTAAGGATTGGTTATATAGCTTAGGTTGGGTTCCTGAAACTTTTAGTTTCAATCGTGACAAAGTTACTGGTGAGGTGTCAAAAATACCACAGGTTAATGTTAAAGGCTCTGGTGTTTGTGAGAGCGTTAAGAAGTTATATGACAAAGAGCCTAGCCTAGAGTTGTTAGATGGTTTAGCAATCGTGTCACATAGAGTTGGTGTTGTTAAGGGCTTCTTGTCAAACGTAGATGAGCAAGGTTTTTTGCAAGCAAGGGTTGAAGGTTTAACAAACACACTACGGTTTAAACACTCTGTAATTGTTAACTTGCCTGGTGTTGACAAACCCTATGGTGAAGATATAAGAGGGTGCCTCATTACGCCAGATGGTTATGAGTTGGTTGGCTCTGATATGTCTTCGTTAGAAGATAGGACTAAGCAACATTATATGTGGGACTATGACCCAGAGTATGTAAGGGAGATGATGACTCCTGACTTTGACCCACACATTGACTTGGCGTTGTTTGCTAATGCACTAACAAAAGAGCAAGCTGATGATTTTAAATCTGGTAATCACACTAAGGAGGTTAAGTCTGTTCGACATGTATACAAGCAAGTGAACTATGCCTGCGTGTACGGGGCTGGAGGGGCCACTGTAGGCAGGGCCGCTGGCGTAGGTAAGGATGCTGGAGAACGTCTCGTAGAGGCTTACTGGAAGCGTAATTGGTCGGTTAAATCTGTAGCTGAGGCTCAACGAGTTAAGACAGTGTTTGGGCAGATGTGGTTGTACAACCCAGTGTCTAAGTTCTGGTATAGCTTACGAGCTGAGAAGGATAGGTTTTCAACACTTAATCAAGGTACTGGTGTCTATTGCTTTGACACATGGTTGAAGCATGTTTATAATGGTGGTATGCCTATTTGTGGGCAGTTCCATGACGAGTTTATTGGTATTATCAAGCTCGGCCTTCGTGAGAGGGCCGTTAATCACATTAACGAAGCCATGAGGTTAACTAATGAAGAGTTGAAGTTAAACAGAGAGTTAGGTTGTTCTATACAGTTTGGTTGCAATTATTCGGAGATACATTAATATGTCACTCAATATTAAAGAAATGAAAAGTAGTGGTGGAAGCTCTAATCGTGCTGAGCCACTAGAGCCTGGTTCATATCCAGCTCGTGTTGTACAAATCATTGACCTTGGTGTGCAAGCAAGTCCACCAAACAGTGCCTACCCTAAACCACCACAACACATGATTAGTGTAACCTATGAGTTGTGTGATGAGTTCTTGAAGGATGAAGCTGGTGAGGATTTGAAAGATAAACCTCGTTGGGTTAGTGAAGACTTTAACCTAATGCCTCTTGACAAGGACTTGGCTACCTCCACTAAGCGTTATAAAGCATTAGACCCTAATGACACTTGTGACGGAGACATTACTCGGTTAATTGGTTGCTGTGGTATGGTTAGTATTGTGCAACGCAAGTCTCGTGACGGTTTGAAAGTGTATAACAATGTAGCTGGTGTTGCACCAGTACGAGCTAAGGCCGCAGCAACAATGCCTGAGTTGGTTAATGTCGGTAAGGTGTTTGTTTTGTCTGAGCCAGACTTGGATGTGTTTAACTCCCTACCAGACTTCTTGAAAGAGAAGATTAAAGGTAATTTGAAGTATCAGGGCAGTCCATTGCAGCGTTTGTTAGAAGGTGGGCAAGCTCCTATTAAAGAGTCAGCAACCAATGTTGTTGCTGAAACACAAGACGATGATGATAGTTGGGGTTAATAGATGAGTAAATTAGTAGAGGTTGGCCAGTTTTACAAAGTTGCTAAGGATGACTTCAAGGAGGAGTTTGGCATTGGTAAGGGTGTTGTAGTGCTTGCTGTTGGTGAGGGTCTCTTCCCCATTAGTGAGACAGACCCATACCTGCGACGAGTGTACTTTGCCATTACACCTTTCGACAATGGCACTTTAGACCTTAACGAGAAGCCCATTGTAGTAGCTGCTGAAAGTTTAGAGTTCTTGTCTGACAAAGAGCAAGAAGACTTACAAGCTATGCTTAAGGTGTTCGAGGATAGCTTACCTCAATGAAATGCTTAATCGACGCTGACATACTGGCTTACGAGGTTAGCAGCTCTGGGACTTATAAAGACCAAGACACAGGGGAGACTGTTGTTAAAGACTTTGAGCGAGTTGCAGAGTTGTTCGATCAACGTATTAAAGAGATTGAAGGGGAGTGTTGGGCTACTGAGCCTAGCACCCTCTACTTAACAGGAGATAATACGCTTGGTAAATCAATTAATCGGAGGTTAAAGTACAGTGGTGAGGAGGAGGTCGTGTTTAAGAAGAACTTCCGTGAATCTGTGGCGTGGTCGAAACCGTATAAGGGTCAACGCAAGGAGGAGAAACCTTTCCACTTCCACAACTTACGAGAGTACATGCTTGACAATTACCACGTCATCATATCCAACGGAGTTGAAGCTGACGACCTAATTGCTGCGGAGTTAGTTAAAGCTGGTGACAAGCTTGATGTGATTTGTTGCTCTCGTGATAAAGACTTGCGTACTATTGGTGGTATGCACTTCGGCTGGCCTTGTGGCCTACAACCGCAGTTTGGTCCTGAGCGCATTACAGAGTTTGGTTATTTGGAGTTAGACTTAGAGGGTAAGAAGTTGAAAGGTGGTGGTCAAGCTTTCTTGTATGCACAAATGTTAACTGGTGATAGGGTGGATAACATACCTGGGCTAAAGAACTATGGCAAGAAGAAGGCTTACAACGCACTTAAAAACTGTGTGTCCTTAGAAGATTTGGAAGTCTCAGTGAAGAATCTGTACATCGAAGCTTATGGCGATAAGTATAAGTTCTACTATGATGAACAGTTGACATTACTAAGTTTATTAAAAGAGTTACCAGAGGGTAGTTATTATGAAGTTCAACCCGACTTTATACAAAGCTAATTGTTGTGGAGATATTTTCTACAGCCGTTACCCAGGTGAGTTTAGGCATTGTGATTGTAAGCAATCTGCTGTTGACGAGACGGAGTTTTATGCTAGGCTCTTTGGAAGTTTAACCCCTGTTGGACGATTATATGAGGTGAGTGACGATGAGAGGGGAGTTAGTAAAGAATGATGGGACATGGACACAGGCGAAGTTTAACAGTTTTATTAAGAACAATCTTCGTGCAGCAACTAGGAAGTGGGGGCCAATACAAAACTGTGTGAAGAAGGCTAGGCGTAGTAGAGGTTTATATGAATGCGCCTCTTGTAACGATCTTGTACCAGCATCAATACTTTGTCAGGAGACACGTAAACGTAAGAAGAATATTATTGCTGACCACATTGACCCTATAGTAGACCCTGCTGTTGGTTTTACAACTTGGGATTCTGTGATTGAACGGATGTTCTGTGACTCTAGTAACTTGCAAGCATTGTGCGGCAAGTGCCATAAAGAGAAGTCACAGGAAGAAATTAACATTGCAAAAGAACGTAGACTTAATCAAAAACTAGGAGCTTTAGAATGATGGCATTGACAACTTTTAATGATGTAGAAGATCGTACATTGCGTGCTTGGAACCGCTTTATGGTCTTCTTTAATACAATTAACAACGTGAATAACGATGCTGCTAAGAATTACCTCAAGCAGTTTTCTAATGAAGATAAGCTTGACCTTCAGCAAGTTTTGAAAGCTATGAAGCAACATGGCTTTGAAGGTTTGAAGGCAATGATTAGTCGAGGTGCTTATGAAGTTAAGTGAAGCTGACCGTTTTAACGAAGGTAAGCCACAGTTGTCTTACATCCTTGGTGGCTCTAACGCTCTAGCTGGTATGGCTAGGGTGTTGGAGTTTGGTGGCAATAAGTATGGACGTAATAATTGGAAGAAGGGTTTGACATATAACACTTGTGTAGATAGTTTGTTACGACACTTAACAGCTTTTATTAATGGAGAGGATTGTGACGCTGAGAGTGGGTTACCGCATGTAGACCACATCCAATGCAATGCCCTGTTCTTATCTGAGATGTTTCATACAAGACCTGACATGGATGACAGAGAGCAATTTGCTTGCGATGATTGTGATTGTGAACCAGGGGATTTTCCAGTGGTACCTTTACAACTCTGGTTTACGTTTGAAGACGAGGAGGGTGTTGATGATTGACCAACCCAAGGTTCTTTTCCTAGATATCGAGACAGCTCCCAAAGTTGCTTATGTTTGGGAGTTCTTTAAGCAGAATGTTTCACCCTCACAGGTGGTCAGTCATGGCCACCTCCTTTGTGCAGCGTGGAAGTGGTTGGGTGATGAGGAGGTTAGCTTTGAACGAACAAATCTTTCTAACATAGAAGATGACCGCAAGTTAGTCTTATGTCTACGAAACTTACTTGATGAGTGTCACTTAGTTGTAGCACACAATGCACGTAAGTTTGATCTTCCAATGATTAATGCACGTTGTTTGGTATATGGTATTGCCCCACCATCTCCGTATAAAGTTGTAGATACACTAGCTGTTGCCAAGAAAAACTTTCGCTTCCCTTCAAATAAGCTTGAGTATTTAGCAACTGTGTTAGGGTGTGGTGAAAAGTTGTTGCACAATAACTATCCAGGCTTCTCCTTGTGGAAGGCGTGTATGGATGGTAACTTGTTTGCATGGAATGATATGCGCAAGTATAACATGAACGATGTTATTGTGCTTGAAGCTTTATATAACAAAATGCGTGGTTGGGTTGACGTACACCCCAACATTCCAGCAACTACTGGTGATAAGGGGTTGGCTTGTCCTAAATGTGGTAGTCACCACATACAGAGGCGAGGGTTTACTACGACATTACTTGGCTCGTACCAACGATATGTTTGTAACGACTGTCGTGGTTGGAGTCGCAGTCGTAAGAAAGAGCCAGCCAGCACGAGTGTTTTATTAACTAATGAGAAGAGTGGTTAAGTTCTATGCAGTTTAGAAATAACTTAGGTGAGACAATCTTTAAGCAGAAGTATGCTAACTTTACTGACCAAACTTGGTCTGATAAAGCTAGACAACTGTCTGAAATTACACGAGTAGCAGAGGACTTCAAGCTTGAGGGGGATGTCCTCTCTGCTATTAATGATATGAAGTTTATTCCAGGTGGGAGGTATTTATATTATGCGGGCCGAGGAGCTAAGTTTTATAATAATTGTTTTATATTTAAGAGTCAAGAAGATAGTCGGGAGAGTTGGGCAGAGCTTATGTCTGATATTACCTCTTGCCTTATGGCTGGTGGTGGGATTGGGAATGATTATTCTATTTTCCGTCCTCATGGCTCCATACTTGGTCGAACTGGTGGTGAAGCATCTGGCCCAATACCGTTAATGGAGATGGTTAACGAAGCTGGTCGTAATGTTATGCAAGGTGGCTCACGCCGCAGTGCCATGTACGCTAGTTTAAATTGGAGTCATGGTGACATTGAGCGCTTCTTACACATTAAAGATTGGGAAGATCAGTTTATTACTGGTGCTTTTGATAAGGATGGCAAGCCACTGACAGTTAAGGCTGCTAAAGAAGCTGACTTCAACTATCGCGCTCCGCTAGATATGACAAACATCTCTGTTAACTATGACGATAATTGGTTAGAGTATACTTGGGGTGTTAGGGAGAAGGTTAAGTGTGGTGTGGGTAAACCTAAGCTTCACCCAACATTCTTGCACAATGTTAGGCAAGCTATGAAGAATGGTGAACCTGGTTTTAGTTTCAATTTCAATGAGCAAGAGTGTGAAACTGGTCGTAATGCTTGTACAGAGGTTACAAGCAGTGACGATGGTGACGTGTGTAACCTTGGCTCGGTTAATATGAGTCGCATTGACACTATTGAAGAGTTTGCAAAGGTTGTCGCTTTAGGTACTAAGTTCTTGTTGTGTGGTACTATCGAGGGTGAGCTACCTACAGAGAAGATTCACGCAATACGTACAAAGAATCGTCGCTTAGGTTTAGGCTTGATGGGTGTACACGAATGGTTGTTGCAACGTGGTTATCGCTACGAAGTTGTACCAGAGTTGCATGAATGGCTTGCTGTATATCGTGATGTATCAAATAAAGTTGCAAGAGAGTTTGCAGACAAGCTAGGGGTTAGTCGTCCAATAGCTGTACGAAGTATTGCACCAACAGGTACTATCGGCATTTTGGCTGGAACAACGACTGGCATCGAGCCTGTGTTTGCTGTTGCATATAAACGCCGTTACTTACAAGGTGGTTCAACATGGCTCTATCAGCTCTGTATCGACTCTACAGCGAAGGCAGTGATTGAGGCGACTGGTTGTGACCCTGACAAAATAGAGACGGCCTACGACCTTTCTAAAGACCCTGAGAGACGTATCAAGTTTCAAGCTGAGGTTCAGGACTATGTGGATATGGCTATAAGTTCTACGTTAAACTTACCACCTTGGGGTTCAGAGGTGAACTGTGAAGAGCGTGTAGTTGACTTCGCTAACATTGTAGCTAAGTATGCACATAAGCTTCGTGGCTTAACCTTCTACCCAGATGGTAGTCGTGGAGGTCAACCAATAACTTCTATACCTTATAATGAAGCTGTTGGTATGGAAGGTGTGGTATTCGAGGAGAACGATGGTTGTAAGGGTGGTGTGTGTGGGTTGTAGGGGTGTAGTAACTTACTTATCCTGCCTTATGCTTTTAGCAGCATCACCTGCTGTTGTATTGCCTTGGCTACTTATATCAACTTTATATATAGTGTTTAAATAAAAAAAAGCCCCTACAACTGGCAACTGTAGGGGCTTAATTTATTTATAGCTTATTGTAAATCTTTCATACGACCTTTTTTATAAGGTCTAACCTCCATAGAGCCAGTCCTATTAAAGTTGTCAACAAAGTCTTGTTGGTAACGAATGGCATCCTCCTCAATCATTTCTTGAGAAGCTCCCTTCCTCTTCATAATAGTAGCTCGTTCTTCAAGCTCACTCTCTAAGTCCGGTCTCAGTAGCCTCAAATCACCTACACTAATTTGACTTAGTTGCCCTTCTTGTGAAGGTGTAACACCCTCCACCTCAGGTTGGTTAGCTTCCTCATTAAGCAACTCTACATCTAAGTTGTCTTTAGCTTGACCTTTTCGTTGTTCAGACTCAAAGTTGTTAGCTCTCTTAATCCACTCTGGTGAAGCGTTGTTATTCTTATCAAACAAGGCCACTGCTTGCTCTGGGTTTTTAGAAGTAGCAGCAACCTGTCTTCGCTCTCTGACGTAAGTTGTTAGAGGGTCTGTTCCACGGTAGTCAATGTGTGGATTATGGTTTGCATTACTTGCACCATATAGCTGCTCTTGGAAGGTAGCAGTTGTTCCAGCGAAGTCATTACTATTGTTTAATGTGGCTTGCGCCCTGATAAGTTGTGTAAGCTTAGCAGCTTTATCACGGTTGAGGTCAGTGAGGTACTTGTTAACCTCTGTATAACGCTCAGGTGACAAGCTTGACTTAGGTGTAAACTTAACACCACCATCTTGCCATAAGAAGTTAATCTGCTCAGCCAGTGGCTTACCACCTAAATCCTTTGTTAAGGTCTCCCTCAACCCATTGAAGATTGGGGTTGAGTAAGATTTACGTATGACGTAGTTGGCACGCTGTCTTGACTCTTCAGAGAATTTAGGTTGATTCTTAACCATCCAATTGCCAACATCCTCTCTCGAAAAGAATTTGAGTGATTCTTGAATTGCTACGGGGTCTGTTGGAGTTCCATCTTCAGGTGGCTTAAGGCCTGTAAGAATTGTACCTAGTGTCTGGTATATATCCCTATTGGCTTGCTCTGAACTTTGTGGGTCATAAGCTTTGGCATCCCTAATCATTTTCAATGTGTTTGAATAGATTGGTGAAGCATTCTTACGAGCATCTATGGTAAACAAGCTCTTCATATTCTTGGTGCCATCTTGATTAAAAGAGTTGTCACCAGTGAGTAGGTTTAGTGTACTTTCAAATGAGGCAGCGTGTGTGGCAGCATTATCGCCCAACATCTTACGGGCAACAGCTAGGTTAGTTAACTCCTCACCTTTTGGCCCTCTATAAATATTGTAAGTCTTACGTGCATTAGCTTCATTTACAGCATTCTCCATGTAAGATATACCATCTTTGTTTAAGATGGAGGCTCTAGCTGCGTCAATAGATGATGTGAGGCGTGCTAGTTGTGTTGTCCTGTCATCAGCAGGTAATAGCGCCACTCCACCTAAGCCATTCAACGTATCATTGTACCTGTTAGTGACATCCACTTTCATTCTCTCTAACTGGGGCAGTAAGTCCATTAGATACTGTTCTTTATTAGTGGCGTTTTTAGCGCCAGCTATTAGGCCTTCAACTTGACTATCTATGGATGGAGCTAAGTCAAGAACAAGTGCGTTTGAAGAGGATTTCATTTCATACTGCTGAACCTGTTGGGCACGTTGCAATTTCTTGACGTTCACATCAGCTTCAAAGTCCTCAAACTCCATCTGACTTTTAGCCGCACTGATTTGAGCGTTAGTGTACGCCAGCTTATCAGAAGCAGTTTTAAGCATCTGTGCATTACCATTTATAGACCTGACTTGTTGTACAGCAATATCAATTACATTAGGGTCTTGCTCATCCTGGCTTAGTAAATTGGAGCCAAGAGCTGCTTGATAATCTTTATTATACTGATCACGCGCAGCTTTGACACCTTCATCCTCATCACCAAAGCCATAGGTGTTGTTCACGCCAGTAACAAGTTTGTCAAAATCCTCAGCCATACTAGGGTTCTCAGCAATGTATCGGTTGATTACATCATGCTGCGATAGGCGAAGCTGCCTCTTATCAATACCCCCCTTCATACGAGAGGACTTCTCAAGCTTTATTAAGTCTTGCCTAGCCCTGAATAAATTAGTATTCTTAATGTCATCCTGACCACTCGTAGCCATCTTCTCTACAACTTTAGCTACAAGCGGTTCAGCATATTGCAAACCAGCTATGGCGGTTGATTTAGAGTTGTTCTCTACACCCTCAAAAGAGGTGGCCGCAGATTCCTGCAAGCCAATCTCTTGATTATCAAATATATCTCTACGCTGTTCAGCCATTTACAAAGCCCCAATTACTGTTCATCTTGTTGTTTACCTTCATTGTATTGTTTCCAACGCTCAAGAGCTTTAATAACATTGTCATAATCTCTTGGTCGTTGCTCTTCTGGAAGTAAGTGCATACGAGAAATAACCTCGTCAATACCAACAGTGTTTATCTTTCCATACAAATCTACTAAAGGTGAGAGTTTGTTTTGAGAAGCAGCCCTGTCTGACAACTTATTCCACTCCTCAAGAAACTCTGGCGTACCCCCAAAGACTGAATAACCAATAGCAAACCCTTGTTTAATAGATTCTGAATCACCAGCATTCTGTCCGTGTAAAGCTAGCTGACGTAGAAAGTTATCATGCAAATGCTTAATGTCCTTCTTATAGCTAGAATCTTTGTAGTCAAGAGTATTTAATGCAGCTAACTTAACTTCATCCATTGAACGAATGCCAAGTACTTGTCCAGCAACTGAGTACCAATCAGCAACGTAATCCTTAGTAGCACCTTTAGCTGACATACTCTGTCCTACTTTATACATGTAAGCAGCTTTGTAAGCATTAGAGAAGCCAGAGGACATTAAGTTACCAAAGGCTAAACCAACAGTCTTCAGTGAAGCTGGTTGTAACTCCTCAGAAGGTACAATCCACTGCTTAACTTCTCTTAAGAAAGTAATGGCTTTTGGGTTACCACCAAAGAACAGACTACCAGATGGACTCTCTGCCATCATAGTTAAGAAGTCATCCTTAACTAGAGAGGTTACAAACTCACCTAATGAGTTGTTAAATGGTGAAATGTTACCACTAATATCTAAACGAGTGTTAGTATCAAAGGCTGCGTGTATAGCATTGTTAATGGCATACGACATAAAACCCTCAGTCACCAAATTACGCAACTCTTCATTTTCTGGTAAGTATGGCTCAACGCCACTCTCATACATTGATTGGGCTGGAAAACCAAACAAAGCTGCGTTAACCAATGCCAGCCTAGCTTTTTGACCCTTAGTTAAGTGTTGATTAAACGTCATGTTAGAGAGCATCTTATGCCCAATCTGTAAGAACTGAGCTGGAAGCGAGAAGATATTCTGGTTGTATGGTAAGTCACCAGCAGCATTCATATTACCTGACAAGTTACGAGCATTACCAGAAATCTCAGACAACACTCTAGCATCGCTTAAATCTTTTCCAGCTCGTTTAGCTGAATCTGCAAATGCTAAGTAGTGCATGAGCATGTTCATACGCTCCCCAGCATCCATACCTATTGTGCGAGAGTAGTGAGGTATTGCAGATATAGCCTTCTTAACTGTACCTAGAGCTCTGAACTCCTCAGCATCGTACATAACACCACGAACTAAGTTGTTCTTATCAACTGCTGCAAGTAAGCCAGACTGCTCTAGCCCGTTAAACACTTTGTCAAACTCCTCCTGCGTCCAGCCACTAGCTTTTAGCTCTGCCTTAGTAGGGGTACCACCAGCAAACTTCTTGATCATTGTGAGTGCTTGTGGAGCTGATCTAACTATAGTCCACCCAGGGTTGGCTATAGCAGCTAGTTGGACAGATTGTATAGTCTGTACCAAAGCTTGACGTAACGGGTTCATAAACAACATTGTTGTTGCTGTCAGCGTTCTTAAAGCCGCTAACGGCCCCCTCATGTCACCAATGCCACGGAACACCTTCTCACCAAAAGAGGTTGTCGGTGCAATTACATCAGCTATAACATTCATCAAACCTTTGAAGCCAGCGTCTAAGTGGTTAATGTAACCATCCTCGATTGAACGGATGTAATTAAAAGCTGATCTAGCAGCAGCCACCTCTTTAACATTAGTCAACTCTGGTGTACGCTGTCTAATATCAGAACCCTTGCTTGGGTACATAGGCTGGTGAGTGATTGGGTGTTTCTCTAAGAAGGCACCATAGTTTCGGATAAACCTTTCTTTAGAAGTTTCAATCCAATCCTTTACATTTACATGCTGAGAGATTGATCGTATACTTGTCAGCATAGATTGCATTGGATTAGTCGTACTTGACATTTCAAACTGAAGGTCACCACCTAGCGTCTCAAGAGGTTTCTCTCCACGCATACGTTGAGCTGAACGACCAGTAAGCATGTCAAGCTCTGCTAAAGCCCTCTCATGTCCAGGAGTACCTTTTAAATCCCTACCAACAACATACTCTACATTTGAAAACTTCTTGTTAAACTGCTCCATTAGTGCATTGGCACTCTTCAAAGAATCAGCAGAACCAACAGCTCTCCAATGTACATGATCACCTCTGTCATCCTTAACAGACTGTCTAATGATATACTCATCATTATATCTCCTGCTATAGTAACCCTCTAAATAGTTCAATACTTTGTCATCATCACGTAGACGACGAATGAAGGGGTTCCCAGGTGTGTTGTCAACGAGGATGTGTGTTACAAACTTCCCATTTTCAAGGGCTGTTGGCACATCAAGTTCAACAACTTCACCACCTTCTTTAAACAATTTCTCCACATCAGCACGAGTCTTGTCAACTATTTGACCTAACTTGTGGTCATAAAGTTTAATAGTGCCATTACCAAGTTCTTTAGTTACTTGACCAAGCTTCATTGGTCTAACTAGCTTAGACTCGTCAGTGCCAGGTACAACCCACATTTGTAAACCACGACCCCTAGCATTTTGTATCCTAGACGTATTCTCTAGCACATACAAACGATCTTGTACAAGACGGAAATCAGTGATCGTACTTAGCATAGCTTCTGACCAACCTTCTGTACGAAGCTTAGCTGCATTAAACTTAGTTTGATTTAAGTTGGCTTGTACAATGTAGTCTGCAACCGTTTGCTTGCTAGCTCCATCAAGTTTCTTAAACTTATTGTTAAAAGAGTCAGCTGCTTTCACCAGAATCTTTGTAAATTGTGACGATCTATCCTCAGCATTTGAAATAGCTAAGTGCATGAAGCGGTCTTTAAACATACTAGCAACGCTAGATATGTGTTGTTGCAGAGAGCCAAAGTTAAAGTCAGAGGACATTAAGTTGCCATTATACCTAGCAAACATACGGTCAACGAAGTTGTTACGAACGTCAATCTTAGCTACTTCATCTGCATTTGACAACATAGCTTTAGAGCTGTGCTTGAGGGCAATCATGTACTCAGCAGGCTGCCCATTACCACCACGCCTAACAAACTCTAAATCAACTAAACCTTCTAAATCTTCTTGTTCAATAACATCCTTACCAACAGCTTGTCGTTGCTTGTTAACCTCTTTAAGTTTGTCGATTACAACCTTGTTAACACCTTGAGGTGAGCCGATCTCAGCTTTAGGTAATTTCTTACCACCAACTTTAGGCTCTAATGCTAGGTTAATCAAACTTTCAACATCTGTGTCTACAGTTTTCCAAGTTGTGCCTGTACGTTTAAGTACAACCATATTGTCTTTGGATACACCGTGGCTTCTAAAAGCCCACTCAGCGTAATCTAAGAGTTTTGACACGTTAGTCTGTGCTACCTCACCACCTAAGCTATAAGCGGCTGTCACGGTGTTTATATCGCCATCTGAGGCTATCCTTACACCAGAGCTAAGTTCAACTGAACCACCTTCAACATTGTCAATGGTTGTCATCTCATTGCGAACTGTAAACCCTGTGCTTGGGTTTGTGAAAGAAGCAGCAAGTTTGTTCCTAATGCTAATCATCTCAGACTCATCTAAGCGGTCAACACCAGCTTTAAGTAAATCACGTAAAGGGTCTTCACTGTGTAAAGCTACTTTGTTAGCTATTGAACCATCTGCTGCTCGAATCTGAGGGGCAAACCCATCAATAGCTACATCAGCTTTATTAGCTGTACCAAACAAAGCTATAGTGGCTTGTTCATCACCTTGTAAAGCAATTTGGTAAAAACCTCTAGCTTTCTTAGGGTCGTAATCAGCAACAACCTTACCAGCAGAGTTAGCTCCAACTGAGTTTAATGTAGCGTTTTGCTTGGCACGTATTGCACGAATGTTAGCAGCTCGCTCTCTGACTTTAGCAAAGTGTTCAGGTGAGTCACCCTTCAAGAAAACTCTGTGCAGTGTCTTACCAGTTTCACCAGCTTCAAACTTCAAGTAAGCTTTTAGGGATTTAATAGGTGTTTTTACTTTCCTAATAAAACCACCTGCACCGAGAAAATCTGCAACAACTGCTGTGTTATCTACATACTTATCAAATGTTGTATACTCACCACCATCAACACCAAGAAGCTCTTTCAAACGGTTATAAGCAGAGAAGTCATCTTTGAGGATGATGTCAGTGTTACTTCTAAAATTACTGATTAACTCACCAGCCACACGTTCAGCTTCTTGTGGATTCCTTTTATACATCTCATCTAAAGCTTTTACAAGCTCCATCTTTACTGAGCCAGTCATTAAATAGGACTTAAGCGTTTTACCACCATCTTGCCCACTAGACTCAAGCAGTGTTGACGTGTGTCTACGAATTTGTTCACTTTCAATGAACGGTAAGAATGAGACAGCAACACCTTTGAAGAAAGCTGAAGATTCTCCAGACATAGTTTCTGCTGCCATACGGTTAGCAGAGCTTTGTACACGCTCACGTGCTAATTGCTCTTCAACAATGTTGTCCCAGTTAGGGTTCCATGTACCAGAGGTTGAATTGCTAGCAACTTGCATTGCAAAGTTTTGGTCAGCAGTTGTCTCGTCAATCTGTTTAAAAGTCTCCCTGAACGCCTCTGGAGCGTTTAGGAAGTTACCAAAACTACCGTCAGCTAGCATACTTACACCAGCTAGTTTGGCAATCTCTTGTGAGCGCTGTCTCTGCCTACTTCTAATCTCATTTAAAGTGCCTGAGATTCCTGTGTCAGACAACTCTTGGTTGATAGCTCTAAACTTATTAAGCATATTTTCTGGAGAGTCTACATCACTAAGAGCAGCTTTGGCTGCAATGGCACTATCTGTAGCAACTGTTGTAGCTCGTTCACGACGAATGGTGTCATAATCGTTAGATGATAAAAGGTCTAAGGCAAGTGATGTATCTTGCTCTAAACTAGACTCAGCATCCAAGATTGACAGGTCAAGAGACTCTTGTGTTGTAGCTTCTTCTTCCATACATTACCTATTATTAAAGCTTCTGTTCACTTTCATTAAGCTTGACTTTTGGGGTGCCATCTGGGTTAGTAGTTGCTTTAGCGTAAGCACTAGCTCCAGCATCAATTAAGCCAGTTAAAGTTCTACCCATTGTCAATGAAGCTTGTGCATTATCTAAGTTACCTTGAATTTTATTATTCAAAGCTGTGACTTGATCGGCTGTCTGTGAGCCGAAACTAATATTTGACAAGCTTGCCCCAACCTTACCTGAAAGGTTCGATATAGCATTAGCTGAGCCAGAGCTACCTGCTGCACCAGAGTTAGCAGCATTCTGTAAGATTTGTGCCCGCCTAATACGCTCTTCTCTAATTGCAGCTCTACGCTGTATAGCATCTTGTGCTGATTGTTGATTACGTTGAATTGCTTGTGCATCTTTAGCATCCCTAGCAGCAGCCTTCTGCTTGTTAGAGGCATCAATGCTAGTGGCAACACCTACGGCTGTTGAGACAGCAGTTAGCCAAAACGCCTCAGTTCCCATATAAAAACTCCTGAATATCCCATGATAAAAGCGGACGACCTTGAAAAGATTCGTGTTGTGTTAAACCACGTTTGAAGAAACGGCTACCAAACGCAGGGTTCGGTGTCAATGCAAATAATGTGACTACACCCATAGCATCTAAGAACTGACAAGTTTCTTTAAAAACCTCTTGCATTAGTTTCAACCTACCTGGTGTTAATTTTTCATATAAATCTATGTGTATAAAGGGTAAACCATCTTCAACAGTCACCACGGTTTTAAACGAGTCGCATTCATAAAGCTCGTGTTCCATGTTAAACTCCTGCCCGCATATTTAAAGCCATACTCCAGCCAATAATATTCATGTGTTTTCCAGGCTCACTCTTAAATTGTAATGACAACACTCTGCCAGAACCTCTTAGCTTGTTGCGTGTCTCCACTGTGTAGAAGCCGTTATCAAAATTGTCAGATACATTCTCTGGTGCCCAGAACCTACTAAATCTATAAGCTTGGAACGGTGTTCCCCACTTACCAGAATTAACATGGTTAGACCACCCCCACTGTGATTGTACAAAACACGAGGATTGGTTTTTAGCAATAAAATCTGTACCATCATCTATGAAGCCATCTTCTGTTTTATAGAAGTGCATCATCAAAAATGGAACTTCTTTGTTACGAATAAAATCTCCACCACCAACCCAACCTGTCAATAGAATAGATTCAGCATCAACTGGTGTTTCACCAGTGCTTTCCCAATCATAGTGATCTGGGTCTTGGTAGTGTGAAAATGTAAACCAAGCATCTCCACTCTCGTTGGACACTATAGTTAAATACTTAGTCTCAGTTACAAGCGCTGTCTTCGTGTAGACAGATGTCTCAACCACCTCTGCACCAACAAGCACTAAGTCAAAGCCAGCAAAGACTGAATCAGTATCTTTAAATGATGTAAAGGCTGGCGTCAATAAGCTAGCAACTGGTAATGGTTGTATAATCATCCAGGGACACCCCCTTCATAAGTAACTCTGTTAATGATATTGTGCGTGAAAGCACCAAAGTCTAGGTTATAAACAAGTTCAGTAGCTATTGACTCAGAAGTAAACTTAGTGTTATACAACCACTTAATCTTACGTTCATACCTATCTAACACGCCATAGCACAACTTTTTAGAGTCTTTATCAATCTTATCGTAAAATGTTTGGATTACACCCCTAGTAATATTTGTCACCTCTAGGTCACCGAACTGGTTTGCAGAGCATTTATAAATACCATCATTAGCCCAGAAGAAGAAACCCTCCCCAGTGGAGACAATACTGCTTGGTGAGTCACACCCATTCTGTGATAGCTTTGAGGTGGTAAATGAAGTGGCCTTAAACTGCCCCTTATCCTCACCACTTATTAACCAAATACCATTACGGGCAATAACAACAAGTCCAGAGGCCATTGGAACCATGCCAAATATGTCATAAGCCCCATCAACTTTAATAAACCCGCCATCAGTTGCTAGTAAGTCGCCAAAGTTTTTAGAAGTTGGGTCACCAATCTGGTAACAAGCCTTTAAGTCTTCTTGTGTTTGTACAAGCTGTGAAAATAATACATAAGAACCCATGCGTGGTGAATGGGAATCTCCATCAATAACCTCGCTGGAGAATCCAGCATAGAACATGCGACCTGCAAATTGAGCTAAACAAGTTGCTCCATTTGGCGTAGAGTCTTGTGGCAACTTTTTAGGTTTATACTTTGCAACAAGGACACCACTTTCATAGATAGTGTTAATACCCTCCATGCGGGATTTTCCCCTATCTAACGCATCAATTATAAAATAACCTACTGGAGCTGGTATTGTACCGGCAGCATTTGCCTGTAATTCCTGTACATGAAATCTATTAGTTAAAGGGTCTACTTCACTAGCGCTGTCTGGATAAAGAGCATCAAGCACTGAATCTGCATTAGAGGGGAACTTCGTAACTGGAAATTCACGCCAAGTTTTTAGTGGGTCTTCAATCACACCCATCTGCCCACTATACTGAAACTTACTCCCAGACATTCTTGGTTTAGCAAAAGTTTGGTTACGAAGGTTATAAGCGTGTGCATCAGTAAGCGTTAGTGGTCTAGTTTGTATATTTAAACCTTCATATAAATTCTTGCCGTTATAAATATCTTCTACACTAAAAGTATCTCTTACAAGCAATCTAAAACTCTTGTTTGTAAAACTACTAGAGTTTTTGTCAAACTCTATTGATAGTAAATCTTTACCACCAAAAGCAACAACCAATATACCGTCTACGCTAGACATAGATACTTGGCTTGGATTGATACCAAGGTCGCAGGTATAAATGTAACCACTGGCAGAAAGGCTTTCGTCGTTGGTTGGGAAGATAAATAACATACGACCTATTGTAACTACAATAAATGTTAAGTCAGGTACACCACTTACACCCTCCCATCTAAAAGTTTTATATACAGTGTCGCTTGTAACTGCCACCCCAGAGTTAATGAATTGATAGCCATATTCAAAGTCAAAACCCAATCGCCTACTCCTAGTACCGTCTTGGTTTATAAGCATGTTCTGCTCATACAAAGAGGCATTATCAGGGAATGACATGGGGTTAGAGTCTGTTACAAGCCCGCCTACAAAATTAGTTATCTCCGCTGTGTTCATTCTTATCCACCTTATTAGCAGACTTCTTAATAGAAGAGATAATGTCAATCTGCTTCATGGCTTCTTTTTGAGTTGTAAATAAACCACGAAGCTCAATAGCTGTTGGGCCAGTCTCGTTAATCTTCTTAATCTCATAAAGAGTGTAATTCTTTACAATTTGAATGTTATAACCTTTGTATTCCATTATTGATAGTCTCTATTAAATGTAGGGTCAACATTAGTTCGACCACGATTACGCCCGTAGTTTGGGTATTGCACACCACCACCAGCTCGTCTAACTTTACGAGATAACCAAGCCTGCTGTCTCTTAGACTCCATAACACTAAGCTGGTCAGCTCGTTGTGCTACACGAATAAAGCTTGTAGCCTTAGCTGCCTCAAGTAAAGCTGAGAAAGCTGTAATAGGTATGTCTGGAGAGGCATCATCACTATGAACCCACACTGGCATTACATACGCAAGTGTTTGTACTTTATCTTCTTTTAATGTGTCATCAACAACAGAGTCATAAGAGTCAAACACCATATTAACATCGTCAAATGATGTAAAGTAAGTTGGTGCTATGTCATTACGAATGAATAACTCAGAACCAGACATGTCTGTAACTGCAATGATGTTTGGTTGTGACGTATTACGACCATAGGTGTAACGTAAAAAATCCTCTGGTTGCAAGAACTTTACATCTTGGTAGTCTTTTCTTGTTGAGCCAGGCTTAGAGCAATCATATTTAACGCTTATTAACTCTTTAACCTCGTCCTTAAGACTCATGTGAGTTGGTCTGCTTAAGTCTCCAGAAGCATTAAGCTTAACCATCTTACGTTGGTGAGGCCAGTTACGGTTAGTCATCATTGCTAAGTAAGTGGTCTTTACAATCTCAGCAACTTGAGAGGACTCGAAAGTGTCGTTAATCGAGTTAACCTCATCACCACCCATATCTGATAATATATCTTGTACAATATCTAATAGTGTCATCCTCATAATCAGTCACCAGTAAATGACAAGATTCTTAAGGAGGCTGATGGTACATCAGTGGGCCAACCACTTACCACTGGCATAGTCCCTGCTATTAAACCAACACCATTATTATTACTTTTAACTAAGTTTACAGTGTAGACATCATTTGCTGCTACGTTTACTGTGGTAGTTATCGTAACTGGCCTAGAGTTGTTGGTAGTCTCAGTACTGCTAATACGCAACCTCTTAAGTTGTCCAACTATTTGGGCACCATTTAATTTCTCAATTATGTACAGGAAAGCACTGGAGCTTCCGCTATACCTACCGCAATTTAAAATTACCTCGATTATATAAGTACCTGGGCTTAAGAAGGTTATATCTCCAGTCGCACTTAAGTCAACTAAATCTGTTGTAGAAGCAGCACCAAAAGTTACTATATAATCTGTGTCCGCTGCTGTAGGTGTTTGGTCAACTAATGAAACAGCCTCAATAGCAACGCCTGTACCTACTGTCAACGAAGGAGCGCCGTCTAAATCTGCATAAGTAATTTTACGAAAGGTTGTACTACCAGACCCAGTTGCAAATAAAGCAGCTTGTGGGTCTGTGGCACCAGCAGCTCCTTTTACTTCATGTAGTTCACTATCTACAATATCTTTATGTTGCATACAAACCTCTAAAAAAAAAGGTCGATTACCCACGATAGATAACCGACCTAAAGTACGGCATTGCACCGCTTGTTTTAGTTATTGTTTGTAATAGACAATAACTTTACCAACACCTGTTCCTGTTACATCAATGACACCAGTGTTAGCGTTAGGGATGTTGACTTCTGAACCCTCGGCAGCGGCTACTACATCTACACCACCAATGGTGAGTGCAGTGACAGTACCGCTTGACAGAAACTTGTCAACCCTAGACACATAAGCTCCGCCATCGGTGACAGGGAACTTACTACCAAGTGAGTCGGTCAATGGCAGGTCAATTTCAATGGACTTGACATAACTATCACCAGGATGGTCACCAATGTAACCACCAGCTTTGCGAGCGCCGTATTGGTTTTTTACACCCAAGCCAGTATTAGCTTCATAACCCATAAATAACTCCTATTAATAAGCTGTAGAAGAGGTGATGAGAGCAGCCAAGGTATCAACACGTTGAATACCGAAGCCGTAACGACAACGAACTACATGCTCGTCACGAGCCAAGTCTTTGTTACGCTCACCTTCTGATTTAGGCATACGCCGCCATGCACCCATAATAGGCTTGCAGTTGTCATCAGATACACACATGAACAAGTTAGCTACGTCACCGATTTGACCTGTTGATGTAGTGTTACCAGTTACGGCAGATACACCAGCGAGTGTGGCAGTTAATTTAGGTAGTCGGTTACTTACAACAATGTCCCAACCATACAACTTATGGATGAAACGCATACCACGAGCCATACCATTAGTTACAATGTCAACTGCGTAAGGTGTTACGTCAGAAGTAACTGTTACCAAGCCATTAAAAGTTGCTTCTACAACTGGGTCACAGAAGAACACACGACCTTCAGCAGGTGCATTAGCTTTATCGAAAGCAAGGCGCATACCAATCATGTGTGCCAAAGTGAATTTAAATGGTGTTGGTACAACAACCAAGTGGTTAAAGCCATTAACAGAGTTAGCACCAGGGTTAGCTACATAGTAGTCCAGAGCAGTCTGGAAGAAGCTAGTTTCAAAAGTCTCTTGGATTGCACGAGTGCTTTCAGCAGCACGAGCAGCCAACAGTGCATCAACTTGGTTACCATCTTCACGCAAGTCATCAGTAACATACCAAGCGTCACCTTTATATTCAGTGATGCGGAAAGTCACTTGACCTGTTTCAATAGGTGAGTAGACCAAAGGTACGTTTTCTTGGGCTTCTTGGATAGCCACAGTACCAATGGTTTTAATGTTCAACTGATCGCCATTAGCGAAGTCAGAGACATTACGATAGAACTGTTCACCGAGCAAACCATCATGCAGGTTTGTCAGGATGAAGTCAGAGATAACTTCAGACTCGATGAAAGCACGAGTATTAGTTGTTAGTTGCATAACCTATTCCTATTATTGAATGTTGTATCTTTCATGTACAACCTTGCTGATGTCCTTAAAGTGTTGTGTAACATCTTTAGAGGATGCACCAACCAACACTGACTTAGCTGGCTTTTGAATCTCAGCAGGTTTAGGTTCTGTGAAAGTTGTTGTCACAGAGGATTTAGATACATTGATATTGTTTGTGGCTTGACCTCCAAACAAGGTCAAGACTAATTGTGGTGATTTAGATGAGAGTTCCTTGAGTAGTTCAGGTGTAGTTCCTAACTCTGCTGCTTTTGCTTTCACTACATCAGCCGTTTTATCTCCAAACCGACTAATCAAACTCTCTTGTACAAGGTTCACATTGGCATTAGAAGTCTTTTGTGTCTCAATGTCTTTCAATGATTGCTGTACAATTTCAATCACATTAGCCTTATCCAAGCTTTCAGAAGTAGGTTGTTGCCCACCTTGAACCACCTGTTGATGACTCGTGATTTTGTTTACAATATCATCAATCTTAGATGAACGCTCTAACTCACTACGAAGGTTAGCAATCTCACTAGCTTGTTCTTCCAAGCGTGTGTTTAGATTGGGGATGTGTTCTTGTGAGTGCCTAAGGGCTTTAAGAGCTTCACTAATATTATGATATTTACGTTCACCTTGGTCGTTTTTAATTTCGTCTAGTAGGTGACTAAACTCATCAACCGAAGTGTTTGCAGTTGTAGTAGTTGCTGGTACAGCTACTTGTTCGCTGCTAAAGATATTATCAGTCATAGTTTACCTATTGGTATAAGTTACTGTTTACTTACTGAATACTTCGTATTATACTAAGTATTATATTATTTTTCCTTATCATTGTCAGTTATAAGATTTATAACTTCCTGTAAGGCCCTTTCGTAACCACGAACATCGGCTTGAAGATAAGCCCAGTTAGGGTTGTCATAACCAATCTTAGAACGACTTATTGTGCAAGCTTCGTCCAATTTGTCTTGCAGCATCTTGGCAAGGCGTTTACGCATAATGGTAGAGCCAACATAGTTGGCCCGTACATCGGAAGCTTGTTGTGTCTCTAAGCTTTGAACCCAAGATTTCTTCATGCAACACCTTGCTCAGTTTGTGGTTGACCTTGAGGTAGTAGTGAACTACCAAGTACAGGCGCACGTTGTTCAATCTCAGCTTCTTCTTGTAGACGCTCTTGTACACGTGCAAGCTCAGCTTGTTCATACAACTGGGCATAAGGTTTAAATACGTTGTAGGACTTCATGTTAGACAGAGACTCAACCATCTTAGACGCAGCCTCACCTTGTATGTGTGGCATGATAATCTGGTTCAGAGGGCTGTTTAGCAAACCTAGTAGTGTTTGCACATCCTTAGCTTGCTGTGCGTAGTGCCTAGCCCCTACTGGTCGCAAAAGTCCAGAGGCAGTTAGGTCATCCTTAGTAATCTCCTCAAACAACTCTACACCTAACGAGTGGTCAATAACCTTAACAACATCAACTCTGTCCATGTTTCGTATAGAAGTCTCTAACATGGCATTAAGTTGCATCTCCATAAACTCAATTTCAAAGTGTATAGCTTTGTCAGTGAACATACGACTAGACGCATTATCTAGTGTAGAGACTTCTAGTGCGGTTTTCTCACCAGGGGAGCGTATACCCATAGCCTCTCTAGGGGCACCGGCATACAACTCCATCTTGGCCTCAATCATGCCAATCTCATTGTTGGCTGTGATTAACCCAGACAAGTCCCTAGAGAGTGGCCTAACATCACCATTCTCATCCACACTAATCTCAACACCAGGCCCCCACTCAAACTCTTCAACCTCACCAACTACAACCAGTGGTGGGTGAACTACTAAGTCCATAGCATCAGCTTTCAAGTTCTCTAGGTGGTCAATCCTGTATTGCATACCAACCAAATTGTCAAGAGGCCCCATTGCCCACAGGTTATCTTGACGATAGCGCCAACCAACATGGAAGATTGGTGCTGTATTAAACCAAGATGGTATTGGCTCTTTACGAACAACAGTGTTTCTATCAGCAATTGTAATTACATAGTTGTTTAACAACTCACCTGTTTGTGGGTTGTAGAAATCTCCAAAGAACTCTAAAACCTCTACAACCTCACCTGTGAAGTAATCAAACATGTTACCAAAACCATCAGCCTGGTAACCTATAGCTTTACTAAAATCTTCAGACTTCATACCGTATACACAAGCGCTATTCTTCATTCGCTTGTCTAAGAATTTTTTCCAACTAAACTGGTCAGAAACAACTTCACTAAGCTTCTTAATCTCGCCAATAGTTTTTAGTGAGCGTATAATCTTTGGCGTACTTGCGAAGTCTTCAGCCATTGGATTAAACACAATGTCAAGAGGACTAATACGCACAGCTCGTGGCCCAATATAGATTGGAGTTTGCCTACCATCTGCTTCGGTCTTATACTCCGCTACAAACTCAACAGTACCAAAAGCATTGCCGAAATCAATATAGTCATAGACACTGCGAGAGATAGCTGTACGATAGTGGTTTGATCGGCACTTATTTGCCATGTATTTTTCGATGACTTCAGCTTTTTCTCTTGTACTACTTTCATCAGTGTAACCCTCCCAACTTAACCAATTATCATCTGGGAACAAAGTGTTCATATAATTAGAGTGTAAGTTATCTCTAATTTGACATAACTTAGGTGTGGTTGTGGTGTTCTTCCAAGGTAGTGAGTTGTTAGAGGTTGTGGTTGTGTCAGTAGCAAAGATGTAGTTGCGAATCTCTTCCCACTCTCGTAGCTTAGGCTGCCTTAGCTGATTATACTTATCCCACAAGAATGACACCCACTTAGCATCATCCTCCTGTAAAAAACTATCTGGTATATCTACAACTTTCGTTGCCATACATTCTCCTAGCGAACACCACCAAACCTATTTCTAGTTGTAGTGCCTGGTTTAATTGATAATAAGTCTTTGACAGCCCCACCAACACCCTTACTTGGTGGTGTTGCTATTGCTATAGCTGAGGCTAGTGCATCTTTAAGGTCATCATGTTGTGGCCTAGCAAGTACAAGCTCTTCTTCAAGTGCTGAAGTCCACCCACCTTCACAATGATAAATCTCCATATTGTCATAACGGTGTTCAAGGGTTGCAGCAATACGCTCTTCTTTAGAACCTTCTTTGCGTGAGGGTCTATAATCTTCAATCTTAATTGTCATCCCGTCTTTGTTAATAAAATCCCTAATACCATTGACGATAATTTGTTGAGCAACTGTAACCTCAGCCCTTAACTTACTGAACCGCCATTTAGCATGTAACTGCTTAATGTGCTGGAAATACTCAGAAGTTCTGTCTGACTTAAACCTGTCAATGTCGAGTACATAAATATTGCTATCGCAATCAATACCAACAACAACTATAGCTGTGTAGTCAGAGCCCTTCTTAAGTGAGAAGGCAAAGTCAATAGAAGCGTATATGTTTAGCTTTCTACCTTTGTACCACCACCTACCACTCTCTTTGTTTAACAAACGCGGGTTAAAATATTGAAACTTATCCCGACTAATCCTGTCACTCTGCGGGTCATTTGGGTTGTTATAATACTGAGCGTAGAATTGCACCTTATCTGCATACTCAGCTCTAATCCTAGCTAGTATCTGTTGGTTATAACCAAATGCCTTACCGTCTTCTCTGACAGTTCTTGGCCAAATGTATATACCATCAGTTTCGACTTCCCTCTCAAAAATCTCCCAAACTGGTTGCTCATCCACTTTAAACCCATCGTCATCATACACTTCATAGACCTGCTCCTTCCAAGTGTTATAAACATCTCGTGGGTGATAGCGAGTACCACAAGCTAATGTAAACCCACCTGCATTGCGGATTGATGTGAACTGTGAGGATTTACGAGAGACACTCTCACGACCATCCTCTGTATAAGCATTCTCAGGCACTACTAAGTCATCTGAGACAATAACATCAGCGTGCCAACCAGTTGTGTTTGTAGTTAAACCTGCTGTGTTTATTGTGCAGTCACGAATCCCCTCTGACTTACGACGAACGTGATCAATACTAAGTGAAGTAGCTGACCACTTCTCTCTCTTACCTTCCTGTGGGTGTACATACTCAGGGAAGTATCTGCGGTATGTCGAACTGCCTAGCATGTTTTTTATTGCATACAGTTGTGTTTCAGCTAAACTAGCTGTAGCAGATACATACAATATTGTAACCTCTGGGTGACGTGTAATAATCCATGCACACCAAGTAGCAACTATGTGACTCTTCAAATGACCACGAGGAAGCATTAACAACTTGTTAGCTGTTAAGGACTTCTCGTAACCAAAGAGTGTGTAGTCTTGCAACCAGTTAAACACTTCCATGTGTACACGTCCGTAAACATAACTTGGGTTAACGAGTCGAGCAAAGAAGGCTAGGTCTGACAAAGCTCGTTCACGTAACTCGGAAGCCTGTGCTGGCAGCTTTTTTAACTTGTTAGAGGCTTCATATAACCAATCTTCTTCTTGAGACATACTTAGATACCAGCAGCCTTAGTTCGTCGTTTCAAACCAGTGATAAACTCACGCAGTTTTAAGTCTCGTTTACCAAGTATGCTAGTATCACCCTCACCTTGGTTTGGTTTTGCATACTGCTCAGTTTCAGAGACATCTGCTTGTGCAGGTTTATCAGGTTTACTTACTGACGTATTTTTACCTTTTTGTTTTGGTTTACCAGTCTTAATGTCAGTGTTAGTAATATCAAAACTTTGTTTCTTCTTCTTTTTATCGTCTTTACCAGCCATTGTTAGGCTCCTCTATTAAGTTCTAATTAAGTTTGAGTTACAGTTTATAAGTTTTTAAATCTAATCCATTATACTTAAGTGTCCACTTCAAAGAGTCTAGGTAGTTTCTATCAGTCAGTGTATGTTCCCAACTTGACTTACCAAACATTCTTACAGCAGTGGCTACAAGGTTAGCACGAACTGAAAAACCACTAGACTGTATGAAATCTTGTAGAGAGTCGTCAGCTGTTTGTCTATCCATTACATGGCTAATGTAGGCCCAGTCATGCAACAGAAAGCCATCAATAATATCTGGGTCAAATGGTGTAAATGTTGCTTGCCAAAAAAGTTTTGGTATTGAACCCCCGTTAAACCAGAAACCTTTTGGCACAACGTAGTCAACACCATCGTTAGCTGTTACATGCCAATCTTGTAGTAGTGCATACCCCTTATCCTTTGGATAGTATCTGCAACGCTCTGGTACTAAGTTAGGACGACTTGTTACTAGCATCCCTATCACTCTCTAGCTTTTCCAAAAACTCTTTTGCAGCAATTAGTTTTGCTGCTGTCTTGGTATTCGTAGATACTGTTGCTGATACAAAGACAAGTTTCTTTAGCCAATCAACTATCTTTTTCACATCAAACCTCATTAGTAGAAATCACACCTGTTGGTGATAGAAAGATACGGCGAACATTCTTAGGCTTGCCTATTGCATACAGGTTACGAGAGGCAAGCAACCTACCTTTCTTAATACGTGTTACACAAACCTTATCTCCTTGGTTGCCACCTAAGACATGGTAACACTCTAAGTCTTCGCCAACATACAAACCAACATGCCCACCTGAACCACGTTCAAACACTAATACACAACCAAGCTCAGGCTCGCAAGGATTCCCCCACTTCGCCCAATCACGTGCCCAAAGCGGCGATTTAGGGAGTGATTTGCCAGCTCGTTTGGCGATCACCGCCATAAACAAACCGCACCAAGGAATCTCATCTTGTGTGTACTGTTTCAGGCCCGTCTCTTTTGCCCACGAAAGTATTTCAGGGTTGTTGCCTGAACCGGCTTTCTCTGTCACACCATATAGTTTCAATGCTTCTAGCAACATCCGTGGAGCAGACTCTTTTTTTAACCAGTTGTATGTCACAGCGCACCTGCTTTATTTTTGATAATTTTCTCAATAGCCCTCTCAAAAACAAACAGCGCACGTGTTCCCATGTGACCAGAAATTGCGACAAGTGCAGCAGTTAGGATTTGCGGAAAGTTAGACAACTCACATAGATAGAATGTCACAACCCCAACAAATGCCGAAATTACAACTTCACCAATTAACTCAACAATATTATGTGCTTTTGCCTCGCCACGCTTAAGGCGCTGGATGAAGTTCACCACACCGCCCCATATAGCTAATAATAAAACCCATACATAGGTCACAACAGAATACCCAAACGGGTCTTTATCAATCATCTCAACCACTCCTCCGCTTTCGCGTTTTATAGTTTTTCAGCCGCCGCAAACAGTGCATCGAGTTGCTGCTCAGTAATGCCAAGCTGCGCCGACATCGAAATAACAATCGGGTTTTTACGCTCAACATCCAGTGCGTATTCCCACCAATCTTTTGTTGCCTGATCACTAGCCGCCACCACCTGCTCAACTGTTTCGCGCAACCCTGTGTTATTCAGAGCCAGTCGAATCTGTCGCGGCGTTACTACAGCAGGCACATTGCTTTGCGATTGCGGCAGCTCTGGCACCGCATCCCCGCGCACATACACCGCGTAACCGTTCTCCACTTTTCGTGTACGGATTTTATTTTGTATTTCGTTTGCCTCAGCCAAAGTCTGCACAATAATCATTAGCCTAATCCTCGCTGGATGGTATAGAAACTATGGCATGTAACCGTGTCCGTTGTGCCGCTCAACTCAACGGATAGAGACAGCGTAAGCTCGTTGGAAATGTCGGGGATGGTTACATCAGCAAGCCACGCATTGTTTGATGCGTTATCTGTTGCGAGTTCAGGCTGACAGTTTATCGTTGTTGATGATGTTATTTGCGCAGATGGTGTTAATCGCAATTTTCGCTGGGCGGCACTCATTGAAAATGTAGCAATCACAGGGTCGGTTAAATCACCAGCAGTACCCATGCGCAATTTGATTGTTGCGCTGTCTGTTGTGCCGGACTTAGAAATTAAAATATCGAAATCAAGTGGCACCATATTAAACAAATACGTAGCAGGTATGTTAACTAGGTGTAATACTTGGTCTATACCTGATGTGTCCGAATCGGATGGTGAGTAGATTGCGGAAATCAGCCAGTTGCCAGTTTGCGGATAGTAAGCATCAAGCCCAGGATTTGCATACCACACAGACCCAAAAAAAGCCGGAATGTCAGTGACAAAAATCGCATCGCCATATCCCAGCGTTTCGGCTGATGGCTTACCTGCCCAG